GAATTCACGGTGGCCTACGGCGTCGGCGCTTAATAACGCCACGCAAACCGGAACCCCCAAGCCATGGCTGCATTTGACCTGACGACATTGGACGCATGCAAGACGTGGCTTGGGATTTCGGACACTGCGTCCGACAAGATCATTACGGGTGAAATTACCCGTATTTCTTCCATGGTGCTGGCTTGGCTGAACGGCCCGGCCTTCATTCAGAAGTCGCGCACCGAATTCTATAACGGTAAGGGGCAGGTAAATTTGACCTTGCGTAATGCCCCGGTCTTGTCCGTCACTGCGTTGAGTATAAACGGCAAGGTAGTCCCGCCGAACATAACACCGCCGAATGGGTCCGGGTTCACACTGGAAGTTTGGGACGGGTCTGTCCCTGCGCCGTTGCAGTCCATTTCGTTGAATGGATACTGGTGGGGACAAGGGCAACAGCAGAATATTCAGGTAACGTATGTCACCGGCTATGTCGATACGGAAGTCGGCACCGTTGACCCAACCACGTTTCAGTATTGCCCAGACCAGCCACAGGGTTTGAATGTGTCTGACCAGGGCGTGACCTTTGCGAATGGTACGGCATTGGTGTCCGTCGCCAGCAACCCGCAGCCGGGTCAGTATGTGCCGCCGAACATGTTGGCTGGCACGGCCGAACGCAATTTCTACCAGTTCAATGCCGCAGACGCTGGTGCTGTGATTAACGTCACTTATTCGTTCGTCCCTTGGGCGGTCGAAATGTGCGCACGGGACCTGCTGGCGGAACGCTTCCAATACCGGAACCGCATTGGTCTGCGGTCCAAGACCCTGGGTGGTCAGGAAACCATGTCTTACGATATTAACACGGTGCCCAAGTGGGCGCAGCAGGTGCTGCAACCGTTCCAGAACGTGGTTCCGATCTAATGGACATATGCCCCAAGCACGCACACCTTGTGCAAACAGAAATTGCTGCCTGGGGTTTGGAATATATGTCTGAACCCGACGACGTCGTGCGGCATTTCAAGTTCCGTCAGGAAGCCACCCGGCAGTACCCGACCATGGACACCATGGACGCCATGCACACGGCCTTCAAGGTCCTGGAACGCCTGCTGGAAGCCCAGACGGGCTATATGGAAGCCCTGGACGAAGTCGACGGGCAATGCTGCGTTTGCCACTGGGGCAGCGACGAACTGGTCCGCCAAGCCTGTCATGCGGCTGCGACCAAGGTCCGCTTCCTTCGCGGGAAGCCCAACTGAAATGCTTTCGGTTCAAATTACCGGCGACACCGAACTTATTGAACGCATCGACCGTATGCCGCAAGCTGTCCACAACGCGCTGTTGCGGAAAATTACCGCGCTGTCCATAGAATTGCAGCGCTACATCAGAACCGAAAAGCTTTCGGGTCAGGTGCTGAACAAGCGGACCGGCGCGTTGCAGTCCAGCGTGTTCCAGGAAGTTAGCGACAAAGGCACGTCCATTATTGCCAAGGTCGCGGCCGGGCGTGACGTGCCTTATGCCCGCATTCATGAATATGGCGGCCAGACTAAGCCGCACGACATTTACCCGAAGAACGCTAAGGCGCTCCATTTCTTCATGGGCGGCAAGGAAGTGTTCGCCAAGGTCGTCCACCACCCTGGTTCGAAAATGCCCGAACGGTCTTACATGCGTTCGTCCTTGGCCGATATGAAGCAGGAAATTATTGACGGCATGACCAATGCCGCCCGCCAAGGTTTGCAACAGAAATGACCGTTTACAGCCCCCAGGAAACCGCCATGGCGGCGCTGTTCGAACTGGTCAAGAAGTCTGCTGGCTATAAGACCACCGGCCGCAAAATGGTGCTGTGGGGCGAAACGTCCAAGGAAATGCGCCCGTGCCTTTATATGCACGAAATGGATAACGACGTCCAAGGCGGCAAGACCGGCGTTCCGCAGGTTGTTGACTTAAAAGTCAACTTGTTCATTTACACCTGGGCCAAGGAAAGCACTAACCCGGCTGGGTTGATAAACCCGCTAATTGACGCGGTGTTCTATGCGCTGCGCCCGTCGCCAATGACTGGCAAGAATAATTTGGGTTTACCGTTCGTGGACCACGCCTGGATCAGCGGGAAGCTTTTCAAAGACCCCGGTGACTTGGACGGTGACGGTCTAGCCATAATTCCAGTAACCGTTCGCATGCCCGTGCCGCTTGTCTACCAAGCCATGGCCGCCTCTTAACACCTTCACAAAAGGAAGCCCCACATGACTGCCATCAATTTCGGTTCCGGTACGGTCGTCGGCCGCCGCACGGACATTTCCAACCCCACGCCGTCGTTCCTGGGAATTCTTCAGGACATTGAAATTGACTTCGACCAGTCGCTGAAGGAACTCATTGGTCAGCAAAAGGTCGCGGTCGACGTGGCCATGGCCGCCTTGAAAATTACCGGCAAGGCGAAGTTCGCGCGTATTTCGTCTTCCACCCTGCGCGACCTGCTGTTCGGCAGCGCCGCCACGGTGACGACCGGTGCAGGTCTGAATATGGTGGCCGGTGAAGTGCAGACGACTGCCACCACCACCTTTACTGTGACCAACGCCGCGACCTTCAAGGAAGACTTCGGCGTCTTCTACCAGTCGACCGGCGTTCAGTTTGTTCGCGTGGCGTCTGCCCCGACAGTTGGCCAATATTCGGTCAACGAAACAACGGGCGTCTACACCATTGCCGTGACCGACGAAAACAAGAACCTGCTGGTCTACTACAGCTATGGCGTGACCACGCTGGTTCAGTCGGTTATTGCGAACACGAACATGGGCACCGGCCCGTCGTTCGAAATGTTCATCAACGAAACCTACACCAACAACGCGGGCGTGGTGAACACCTTCAACTTGAAGCTGAACGCCTGCCGCACGTCGAAGCTGGCATTCCCCTTCAAGAATACCGATTACACCATTGAAGGGTTCGACTTCCAGGCCTTTGCTGACACGTCCGGCACCATTGGCACAATTTCGACCACCGAATAATTCTAATTGGAAGGTGCTTGTCGAGGGCGCGTTCCTGCGAACCCGCTGGTAGACCGGGCAATGTCTACTGCTTTCACCACGAAAAGGACCCCACGAAATGTCTAATGCCGTTGAATTGCCTATCAAGCCGAACCCGAAATTTCTTGACGGTGTCACCCCGACCATTACCTGGAACGGTGACAAATGGCCGGTGCCGCTATTGGCACCCAGGCAGAACCGTCATGTCATTCCTGCCTTAATGCGGACCTTCAAAAACTTTGCCTTGTTGGCCGACATTCGGAACGCGCCGCCGCTGACCGAAGACCAGTACGAAGACATTTCCAGCATTGTCTTCTGGGGGCTGAAGCGTGCGCACCCAGACCTGACCAGGGAACAATTTGACGACGTTCCTTTGTCCATGATTGAAATGATGGAAAACGTCAAAGTGGTTTCGGAAGCGACCGGCATTGTCAAAAAGGCAACGCAGGGGGACGGCAGTACAGCCAGCGTGGGGGAAGACCAGCAAGTCCGCCAGACTGGGACGTAATCATAGCGACAGTCAGTTGCTACACGGGCATTTCACCCGGCACCTTGGAAGACGAATTGACCATGGTCATGCTGTCTGCTTACCAGCATAAATGGGAATTCATGCCGCCACCCATGGTGCTGCTGCTGAATATTGCAGCGTACTTTGGGTACAAGGTGAAGACGCCCCCCACACCACAACTTATTCCCAGCAGTTCAAAAGCGCAGCCCGCCGACCGTGCGGCTGAACTACAGTCTATCTTCAAAATGTTCCCTTCAGGACAAATTAGGTAATGGCTGACCAGGACGACGTTTCCTTATTTTTCGGCGCAGAAACTGCGGGCGCAATTGCGTCCCTGAACCAACTGCGTTTTGCAATTGAAGGACTGTCGAACCCGCTGCGCGCCATTCGCAGCAACCTGGGCGAACTTGCCGACGCTTTCGTGGCCGCGTTTGCGTTGGACAAAATTTACCACTTCATTGACGGTATTGCCGAAGCTGGGGCCAAGCTAGAGCATTTAACAGCGCAGCTTGGAATTTCGGCCGAAAGTCTTTCCACCATAGCCGCTGGCGCGACCATAATGGGCCTGTCCGTAGAAGGATCGGCCACCGCTTTTTCACGTCTGGAACGCGCCATAGCGACCGTCCAGTCGGGCACTGGTCCTGCCAAGGACGCCTTCGAACAGTTGGGTATAAATGTTCTTGACGCGGCTGGTAACGCACGGTCATTGGACGACGTCCTGCCGGAAATTGCTGACAAGTTTCAGCAGACAGCAGACGGCGCGGTTAAGACCCAAATTGCTATTGCCATTGGCGGCCGTGGCTTTGCTGAATTTATTCCAATCCTGGACAAGGGCGCGGAAGGCCTAAAAGAATTCAAGCAAATAGCAGAAGACACCGGGACCACATTGTCCGGTTCAATGCTGCGCGACATGGACAACACCAGCACTGGCGTTGCGACCATGAACTTGTCGTTCAAGGGGCTTGGCGTCACGTTGTTCGAATTGCTGAAGCCAGCGTTTGACGAGGCAATAGGTGCTACCACAAGTTTTGTCGAAGCCCTTAATCAAGACATTATAAAAGGTGGTGTGGCCAGAACTGTTCTGGACGCGCTGGTGATCGGCCTTGAACTTTTTGTGGCCGCGCTTGACACGGCCATTACTGCCATAACGTCCATAGTCCAGACCTTCGAAGCATTCCTGCTGACGTTGGTCATAATTGCGAAATACCTGGACAAGTGGTTTGTCGATGTATTCACGCTTCATTGGGCACAAGCGAAGGAAGACACCACAAAAGGTCTTCAAGAAATTGGCAACGTCTGGGCGGGTTGGTTTGCGCAGCAGGAAAAGCAGGCCCAGGCTTACCATAACCGTATAAAGCCGCTGCTTACCCCGCCGTCGACGGGCAACCGCACACCTGACCCGAAAAGTGACAAGCCCCCACCGGACGCTGGTGGTGCCAAGGAAGCTGAAGCGCTTGCCAACGAAATGATCAAGGCGGACGAAAAAGCCGCTTTGACTGGTGTGGCTATAGAACAGGAAGCGAACCAGAAAAGGTTCGCTATGGGCAAGGAGTCCCTGGACGCGCTTGTCGGTCAGGAACTGTCGGCTGAAAACAAAATTCATGACATTAAGCAGAAGGCGCTTAATGACGAACTGGCTGCCGACAGCAACAACAAAACAAAGAAGCAGGCCGACAAGGACGCGCTGGTCCAGCTTGAACTTGACCATCAGTTGGCTGTGCAAAAAATTGAAAACAACGGCGCGCAGGGGAAGCAGAAATTAAGCGAAGAAGACGTTAAGCGGCATATGGCTGCGGCCGACCAAATTTTGAAGGTCGCCACGCAGCAAGCCGACGACGACTACAAGCTGAACAAAATTACGGCTGACAAAAAGGACGAGCTAATTAAGAAGGCTGTCCTTGCGAACCAGCAGACACAAAACCAAATTATCAATCAAGCCGAAATTGGGCTTGACCACCAAAGCGAACTTTACAAAAGGTACGAGGACGAACGCACCAGAATTAACAACGAGGCCAACGCCAAAATTACGGCTTCGAATGTGGCTGCTGCCGTTGCCCTGCAACAGTTACAGCAGAAAGAATTACAGGACTTCATTAAGTTAAAGAATGACGAACTGAAGTCTGTAACCTCTAATATTGACTTTCAGCGTTCCATTGGACTTATTTCTGAAGACGAAAAAGTCAATATGGAACGGAGCGCCGTCGCGCGCATAGCGCAAATACAGACGGACGCAATTACCAAGCAGGAAAACGACCTTAAACTGGTCGGCAAAGCTTACGACCAAGCCGAACAGCAGAAGGTCCAGATAACGCAGCAGGCTAACCTGCGAATTCAGCAGTTGGACCAGCAGCTTTTGCAGTTCGAAGTCCAGCGGTGGCAGCAGTTCGCCATGACTATTGGACACAGCTTTAGCAATGCCTTGTCTGGAATGCTTCAGGGGACAATGACGTGGCGGCAAGCTTTGACGTCGATCCTGAATTCTGTGGTTCAAGCCTTCGCCCAAATGGGGCAGGAATTGCTTGACGACTGGATCAAAAAGCAGGTCGCCAAATTGTTTGTCACCCAGTCGACGGAAAAATCGTCTGCGGTTGCAAGTATAACGACGCAAGCAGCTATTGCTGGCGCGGGTGGTGTCGCGTCCATGGCCGCTGCGCCGTGGCCGCTTGACCTTGCCGCCCCGGAATTCGGCGCGGCCATGGCGGAAGCTGCCATGGGCTTCGGAACGCTGCTTGGCTTCAGCGGTGGTGGTGTGGTCGACAACGACATGTTGGCCAAGGTTCACACCGACGAAATGGTTCTGCCCGCGCACCTGTCCAAGGGCGTGCAGCAAATGGTTTCCCAAGGTGGGGCTAATGGTGGTGGGAAAAGTGAAGGCGACCATTACCACATAAGCATTTCGGCCGTAGATGCACAAAGTGTGTCGCGCTTGTTCCAGGCCAGCGGCGGTGCCCTGGTGCAAGCCTTGGCCCGCCAACAACGGCACGCCAACCCGAACTTTAACAGGGCGAACTAAACGTGAGCAGCACAGTCCTACCCAGCCTTCCCGGTTTGACGTGGCCTGCCAAGCGCAGCGCCATTTTCAACACGACGAAGCAGGTCAACAAGTCCGGCAAGGAAGTTCGCATAGCGAACTGGTCGACGCCGCGCTACCAGTGGGTGCTGGACTTCAATTTCCTGCGGCAGTCAGCTTCACCGGCTTTTACCGAATTCAGTCAATTAGAGGGTTTCTTCGAAACCCTGAAGGGTGGTTGGGACAGCTTTCTGTATACCGACCCGGACGACAATTCGGTGACCGGGCAAGCCATTGCCACGGCAGTGGGTGGGTCGACGCAGAATTATCAGTTGGTGCGAACCTTCGGTGGTGCCAACACGGTGATCTACGCACCCAATACAGTCACGGCTGTCAAAGACAACGGCGTCACCAAGACGGTCGGCACCGACTACACCATTGGCAATTGGGGCAGCGCCACCCCAGGACAAATTTTGTTCACCTATGTGCCGATCACTGGTCACGCCATTACAGCCGACTTCACCTATTATTTCCCGTGCCGGTTTGACGACGACCAGTTGGACTTCGACAAGATGATGTCGAATTACTACGAATTGAAGAAGCTTTCATTCATGAGCATTAAATGACAAAAGTTGCGCGCCACATGCAGGTGTGGCTTTTCCAGTTCACCGAAGAACCACGTAAGTGTGCAAGCGTTCGCGTGGCTGCCTGGGACCGCACTACGGCCGTTGAACTGCTGTCCGAAAAGCTTGGGCTTATGCTTTCACCTGCCCCGTACCAGCACCCCGCGCCCGGCTGCATTCTGTCCTGCATTGGGCGCAACGACGGCATAACTGAACCGCGCATTATTCAGTTCGTGACGTTGGACGGTAAATTGGAGTTACCGGCAACATGAAACCTTGTTCGCCAGAAATATTGACGCTGCTGACCAGCCGTCAATTCTACGTGGCAGATTGCTGGACAGTGAACTTGGTTGGCGGAACGGTGCTACGCTATTGCAGCGGTGACGCCGACCTGACCATGAATGGGCAGATATTTTCTGCCGGTGGGTTGACCGGCCCTTTCTGGGACCGCAGCGACCACAAGGCAAAGGTCCATTGGTCGACCGGCACCAGCGTGGACACAATTTCCGTCGACGTCATTCCGGGTTCGTCAACGGTGCTGGGGTCGCCATTCCTGCAAACGATAAAGCAAGGCATTTGGGACGGCGCGGAAGTCATTCTGGATCGACTATTCATGCCGACCTATGGCGACACCACACGCGGCCCGGTGCGCTTCTTCGTCGGCCGCATTGCTGACATTTCAGCAAGCCGGTCCTTGGTCACCCTGGACATAAACAGCCACCTTGAACTGCTGAACCTTCAGTTCCCCCGGAACCTTGTCCAGGTGCCTTGCGTCAACAACCTTGGCGACGGTGCCTGCGGCGTCAATTTGGCCAGCTACCAGACGACCGGCACGGTGTCCGCCAGCCCTGCGCCCAGCGTGGGGGGCTTCACGGCGGTCTTGGGCGCGACCATAACAGACGGCTTCCTGGACCAGGGCACCATAACCTTTTCGTCAGGCGTCCTGAACGGCTACGCGGCAGGCGTGCAGCGGGCAGCCCTGACCGGCACCACGGCCGTCATAGCCATGCAGGGGGCGCTTCCCAGTGCCCCTGTGGCCGGGACGACCTTCACCATTACCTACGGCTGCAACAAGTCGTTCACGGACAGCAATGGCTGCCCGAAGTTTTCGAACACCGCGCGCTTCCGGGGCATGCCCTACGTGCCACAGCCCACGCTGGCGGTCTAAATGGTCACCATTGACGAAATGCGCGCCAAGGTGGTGCAGGAAGCCCTATCGTGGGAAGACACCCCTTACGTGCCCCGTGGCATGGTCAAAGGTGCGAATGGTGGCATCGACTGCCTGACTTTCTTGGCCCAGGTTTACGAACGTGTCGGTGTCATACCACCGTTGCCCATTCCGCATTACGCGCATGATTATTTCATGCACGACGACGCGGAATTCTATTTGCTTGGCAAGGGCGACACGCCCGGCATGCTGTATTTCTGCAAGGAAATTTTCGAAGACCCGAAGCCAGCCGACATTGTGCTGTGGAAATTCGGGCAGTCATTTTCACATGCGGCCATTGTCATTGAATGGCCCACAATAATTCACGCGTTCAGCATGCGGCCTGTGAAGGCTGACAACGCGGAACAGAAATCGGTTTTGAAAAAATACGTCGAAATTAAAGCGTTGCGTGGGCAGCCAAGGCCGCGCCGCTTTTTCACCGTGAAGGACTGGTTCAACCGTGGCGCTATTTAGTTCACCAAAGACCAACGCGGCGGCAACGCCAAGCTACACTGGGATGCAATTGCAATCCAGTGCGTATGGTCTTTGCGTTCCGGTGATCTATGGCACCACGCGCGTGGGCTGGAACTTGCTGGACTATTTTGGCTTCAAGCAAGTCAGCACGCCGCAGTCGTCCGGTGGTAAGGGCGGTATTATTGGCGGCGGTGGTGGCAAGGGCGGGAAAAGCAGCACCACCACTTATTTTGCCAACGTGCTTGGTCTTTTGTGCGAAGGCCCAATTGGCGGGGTTTACAGTTCGTGGCTTTCCCAAACCCAGCAGGTCAGCACCGGTAGTTACGATTTTCTAAGTGGTGCCGTCGCCCAGGCACCGTGGGCAAGCGCGTCCCACGTCATTGGGTATAGCGGCTTCGCCTACATGGCTGGCGCAAATATTGACCTTGGCACCAGCGCCAACCTGCCCGCCATGAATTGGGAAGTGGAAGGAATTCTGCAAGGTACAGCACCGGGCACATACGGTGGCAGCGGTTGCCGCAGCGGTGGTGACGCTGACCCGTCGCAGGTGGTCCCGGACATGCTTTCCAATGCCCAATATGGCGTTGGTTTTCCGGGCACGCGCGTTGGCCAAGTGGTCAACAATGACGAAAGTCGCACAGGCGCGACCTCTATTACGGTCAACAACGCTGCAAGCTTCCAATATAATTTGTCGGTGTTGGACGTCACGTCAGGGACGCTGCTGACCTGTGTGGGAAGTTCGCCTGCGGCTGGGCAGTACAGCTTCACGTCGGCTGGTGTTTACACATTCAATTCGGCGCAGACTGGTCACACGCTGCACATTCGGTACGTGTCGACCGCAGTCATGTCCAATTACCAGAATTTTTGTCTGGCGGCAGGTCTATGGATTTCCCCGGCATATAGTACGCAGGCGTCCATGTCGTCCTGCATAGACGACATTGCCAAGGCAACCTTTTCAGAAGTGATATGGTCGTCTGGCGTTCTGCAAATGATACCGCGCGGGACGACTGCAATTACCGCCCACGGCTACACCTTCACGCCGAACACGACGCCATTGTTCAACCTTACCGACGACGACTTTATGGCGAATTCGGGTGCGCCCGCTGCTTCGCCGCGTCAAGGAAGCGGCAGCACGGGTGGTGGTAATGGAACCGACGACCCAATTCAAATAGTGCGTGGTCGCAAAAGCGATCAAATAAACGACATTAAAATTGAATGCCTGGACCGCGCGAACCAGTACGCACCGTTCGTTGCCCAGGCTACCGACATGGGGCTTATAAACCGGTACGGTCGCCGCGCCGCTTCGTCCAAGTCATTGCACCTTTTTTCGGACACGACCGCCGCTTCGACGTCTGCGAATTTCCAGCTTCAGGACCAGTATATCCAAAACCTATACTGCTTCCAGTTGGACCAGCGCTACGCGCTGCTGGACCCCATGGACTTGGTCACGGTCACTGACCCGAACTTCAGTGGCGTTTCTTTGCAAGGTGTGCGCACCTATGACCTAACCGAAAACGATGATGGTAGCGTTACTGTTTCGGCTGAAGAATTCCCCGGTACTGTTGGCAAGGTCCCCACGTATAATTTAGATACGTCGGACGGTTATATTCAGGACTTCGACGTTGACCCTGGTGACGCAGCCGCGCCCGCCATGTTCGACGTACCGGTTCAGCTTTCCGACGTCATTGGTTTGGAAACATGGCTGGCGACACATTCGAATACTGGCAACCTAAACTGGGGCGGTTGCGATATTTACCTGTCGACGGACGGCACGTCCTATTTCAAGCGTGGGACGCTGACCAGCGCAAGCCGCATGGGACAGTTGACTGCTGTGTTGGCGTCAGGAAGTGACCCGGACACCACGCACACTTTGTCAGTGAACCTGTCGCAGGCTTTCGGAGTGTTGGAAGGCGGCACGCTTGCCGACGCCAACAACGGGGTTACGCTGTGCTTTGTCGACGGTGAATACATCAGCTATGAACAAGCAACGCTGACGTCGACCTATAATTACGACCTTGGCAAGCACGGCGGAACGGCCGGTCTGCTGCGGCGTGGTCTGTGGGGCAGCCCCATTTCGTCCCATGCCATTGGGTCGCTGTTCGTGCGCCTGGACCAAAATGTTTTTGTCATGCCGTACACCAAGGCGGACGTTGGGCAGACCATTTACGTCAAGCTGGTGTCCTTCAATATTTTTGGTGGCGGCTACCAAGATATTTCGACGGTCACGCCGTACACCCATGTCATTGGCGGCCCGCCGACTTTCTACGCACCCACAGGCCTGACCGTCGCGCCGCAGCTAAAGGCGCTATACCTGAACTGGGACGACGCGCCGGACATTGGCATAGCTGGAACGGAAATTTGGCGTTCGACCACGTCCAGCTTCGGCGGGGCAACCCATATTGATAACACCGCAAGCTATTCGTCTATGTACATAGACCAGAATGTCGTGGCGGGAACGCAGTATTGGTATTGGATACGCCACTTCGACATTGCCGGAAATACCAGCAATTATTACCCGTCGACTGGTGGCGCTGGTATTAACGGCACGGCTGCACAAGTCGTAA